GATATGGATACCTTAGCATTAAGTAAATCTGTTTTAGCAGAGCCTTCCAGATAAGCGTTCACATATAGTTTGCTATATGTAGCTTCAACAGCAGATTTCGTATTTCTGACTATATTTAAGTATTTCTCAATAGCTTTAGCTTCCGCCTCGTCTATAATGCCGTCCGCAAATGCGCCATCTACATAATTATGCAATCCTTCAACTGAATCGGCAGCTTCTTGTGCAGCTTTAGCAGCATCTGCAGCGTCCTCTAAAGCTTGTATCGCTTGTTTCAGTGCCTCGTCGGAATATTCCTTTAGTTTATCCTGTATTGCCTTATTAGCTTCCTCAACAGCTGTATTGAAAGTCGCTAAGGCTGAATTAAACAGAGTAAACTTATTATCTACATCTCTTTTTTCCTCTACAGTGGTCTGTCCGTCAGCGATGACCGTATTAATAGCATTTATAAGGTTCTCAATACTTCCCATCAATGTAACCTTAGCATTAAGCAAACCGATCTTTGCAGGCCCTGATAAATAAACATTCGTATATAGCTTATTGTAGGTCGCTTCGATAGCTTGTTTGGTATTGTTGACAGTATTGATATACTTTTCAATAGCTTTTGCTTCGGCTTCCGTAATAATGCCATCCGCAAATGCCCCATCCACATAGTCATGTAAGCCATCAACTGCATTATTAGCCTGTTCCGCCGCCTTCGCAGCATCTTCAATTTCTTTGTGAGCTGCTTCCCATTCAGACAGATTCTCCAATCCGGAGGAACCGGCTTTAATTTGAATGTTACCGCCTATCTCACTTTTTACTAGATCGAAATATGTATCACCATCCGGAGAAAGGATTCTTTCTGTTGTTACGCGGCCCGGCAGAATTTCAGTAAATCCGTATAGCTGAACAAAACTTCTACTACCTTCATACTCGCTGTTAAGCACTCCGGTGAGTAAATGATAATATCCAGTTATCAGTTCCATTTTAATAGCTGTTTCACTCAAGAGGAATGTTCCAGCTTGATTCTCCTTGCCAACTTTAGCATATAGATAATATTTCTTTTCCGGGTCAATGAGTGCCGGAGAATTGTATTCAGCCATATCCCAGTACTTATATTCGTCTGCCTTATGTGAAGAAGAAAGAGAACTAATACCGAGTGTCAAATGCTGAAGGATTCCTGCCGGAGCGTTCAGTATCTTTGTACTTGTATTGAAAGTAATATTATGAGATACCTGAACCGGATTCGTTTTTGAATTGACAAAACGAAATTGCAAGCTTTCGTCTCCGACAAGTAGTTGCATGGTTGAAACGGTTATCGGATTGACAGAGCCGGAGAAGTTCAACAGTGCATCTTCAAGCATAGACATCGTTTCCTTTGCGTCACGGAAACGACGTTTAGTGAATTGTAAAGCGTCCTTATGCTTCTCAATAACTGTCACCTCGTTAGTTTCAATCTTGTTCAGATCACTTGAAACAGACGTACCTATCGGTTCGTTAGACAACTCTATTTCCGGAGAATATGGATTATTAACATAGTGTTTGATTCCGATCATCCGGATAAGAGAACCTTCTGGATGAAACTGTGTGTCAGAGAAGTTCACATATCCACCTAGCACAATCTTTCCGCCTATCTCCAACCAGCGTTTTTTAGCCCAAATTCCATCGAGCGTGCCGGTAAATGTGAACTTCTTATCTTCATGCTCGTACAGGTACTTGGCTGCTTCCTTGAAAGCTTCCCAGCTCGCACCCGTTTGTGTGCTATCGTTACAGATATAAGCCTTCGGCAATTGCATTCCGAACACTGCGTATGTATCACCAACCTTCGGTCGCCAGACTTCCGGCTCCGGCATAGTAATACCATCAATTTCCTGCGGAACAATTTCAAATCGACGTGCCTCTTTCTTGTCTTTCGCTTCATGGATATACTTTACTTCGAACTCCTTGCCTGTAAGCATACCAGTCTGGAAAATAACCGTCATTGTTTCTCCTGCAATCAAACAATCCTCAAAATTCAACTCTTCCGGGATGTCTTTATCTACAAAGTCAAAGAAGTTATTCTCCTTGTTCACCTCAATAACAGCACTGACAGTACCGACACGGGAAGGATAAATAGCCGTGCAATCCAGACTATCTTCCTTTGCTGTTGTAAGCTCTTTGTCAGCACGCATGACACAAGTCCCATCCACATCAGTTTTATAAATCCTACCTTCATAAACAAGGGTCTTATCCTTTGGCAGCAATAGATTCTTTGCTCCGTACGTAGAATAGTCAATATTCCGATCTGTCGTGTCAACCAGAATAATTTCGGGCGGTATCTCCCCAAACTGTCGCCCTACTCCTACTTTAAATCCATGCCCTTTCCCGTATGACAGTTTCAAAGGATTCTCTTTGTTATATTCTACTTTACGCAGATGGATAGTCTTAATTTGCTTTCCATTCACAGTTTCCTCGGTAATTTCCCACTCTGTTTCGTACATATCCGCAAGCTGGTTCAAAGCATCATGAATGTACGTATGACTATAATTGATAACTTTCTCTGTACCTTCGATGCAATCACCTATTTTCCAGCCAATACCACGACGATTTAGATTCTCAACCAATAACCGAAGGTGCTCATTTGGTTTAGCAGTATATGGGAATTTGATACGCCTATCAAGAGTATTACGCACTTTCCACAACATCGTATCATATATTCCTGTTTCAAGAATTAAAGTGTACTCAAAGTTACGCTCTCCGTTTTTCTTGAAGCTACTATCTTTCTTGAGAAAATAACGTTTTCCGTAAAAGTCACAGTAGGAACCAACCGGAATTTCAAGATATCCGGGATAATCGAAATATAAAGTTAATGAGCACTCCTCCATGATCGCTTCATAAGAGTAGCTTTCATCTTTTACTTCGAGCTTTATTTCTTCTGAACCATTATATAAAGTAATCATATCTATTATAAGCTATCAATCAATGAAATATGTTCGGCTCAAAGATAACAAATAAGCGTTTATTAAACACACATACAAGGATAAAAAAATAGAAAATAAAGAATAAGAACAATATAAGTCAGTAACCAAATAAAGTTTAAATAGCCTCCTCCCACCCTATTCAAAGCCTGTTTTTATACCTAAGTTCTCTCGGGACGAACGCCGCATTAAAAGATTTTTCCAATGTGTCAACAAAAAGCCTTTCCCAGAACGGATATTATAAGCTACCGGATGGGTTATTGATTCAGTGGGGAACTGGAGGAAATGGGGTAAATCAAATAGTTTACTTTCCTACTAGTTTTTATAATACCTCGTATGTTGTAGTAACTACTGCTATTTCTTCTGTTATGAATTCTATAGTAAAAATGATAAATGGGAAAAATATATCTTATTTCAAAGTCTATTCGGTAGGTCCAACAATTGAAGCTGGGGAGATATTCGGATGGATCGCAATAGGAAGATGGAAGTAGAAAATATTATAACACCAATTTGCTTATGAATTGTTTTAGTAGAAAAATAGTATTGATTTTTGCCGCAATTATTTGGCAAAGTTCTCTCGGGACAAAATCTGCGCAAATTAAAGAGCAAAATTTGGGACAAAACGGTTATCGAAAATATGAAGATGGCCTACTAATTCAATGGGGGCATTTAACTAATTCATCAGCGGGAAGTGCAACTATATGGTTCCCTATTTCTTTTCATGATGCCTCCTATCAATTTGTGACTACGATGGAGACAGTATCTAATGAACATACATTATATACTGCTTTACCGTATAATAAATCAGCATCTTATGTAAATGTCATGCGAAAGTTTCTACTTGCAGATAATAGTATAACCGTAGGAAGTAGTACTCGTTCATTTGACTGGATAGCTATAGGTCGTTGAAAATAGAAATATTATAACATCAATTTGATTATGGAGAGATTTAGTAGAAAATTGGTATTACTTTTATTGCTTGTAATTTGGCAAAGTTCTCTCGGGACTACGTATGCTTTAGCTGATCTATCGAACGCAATGAGCGTAAACCTATCCTTGAACGGTTATGCAAAATTCAATAATGGATTACTTGTACAATGGGGCAGAGTTGGAGGCTCATCTACAGCTTCGTATAGTGTGACTATGCCTACATCTTTTTATAATACTGAATATAAAATATTTGCAACTGTATATAAGCCTAGTAGTGACTCCGCCGTATATTCATCATCTCCTTTGGCAATAAATAAAACAGTTAGTAGATTTTATTTGAATAGAAATTATGCAAGTGGGGGTACTACTGGATTATCACAAGAATCATGGGACTGGTTTGCGATCGGGCGTTGGAAATAACTAAAAAACAAATATTATGAAGTATTGGAAAAATGGATTTTATGATGAACCGGTAGATGGTTCAGTAGAAATAACGGATGAGCATTACAATCAGCTATTAGATGGGCAGTCTAACGGTTTACTGATAGTTGAAAGTAAGAATGGATACCCGATTTTGGTAGAATATGAGTACGACATCGAAGAAGTGCGAAAAATGAAAATATCTGAAATACAGATATTTGACAAATCGGCCGATGTCAATTCTTTTAAAATTAAAGGGGAAAGTATGTGGTTAGACAAATCCACACGTGTTGGATTATTTAACTCAATTTCGATTGAGAAAAATGCAGGGAAAACGCATACAATCCTGTGGTATGATGCAGTGAAGTATGTTATCCCTATACCTGACGCTTTACCAATGCTGAATGAGATTGAAATGTATGCATTAAACTGCTACAATGTGACACAATCGCACATCGCAGCAGTCAGATCATTGCAGACAATTGAGGAAATTGAAAACTATGATTATACGGTCGGTTATCCGGTGAAACTTAGCTTTCCCGGATAGCCTACATAATAGTTGTATGCTTTAATTTCTTCTTTTGTCTCTAGCTGTTGAATAGCCTTCGTATGCCTTTGTGTCGTGTTAAAACAAGCAAGGGCATACAATTCTAGCTGTTGTAAAATGTCAATAGCTCTTTCGATTGATAAGACAAACTTTGTATCACCAATCCAAATACTTGTTTCAGATCGCCCGGCTTCTTTCTCAATATTGATTGAGTTCATAAGCCCGACGCGTGTAGACTTGTTTAGCCATCCCAATACTCCGTTTATACTGAACTGATTCACTGCTTCAGATGAATCGAACAATCGTAATTCATCAAGTTTTTGCGCTCTGATTTCTTCTATAGAAGCTTCATGCACAACTAAGATCGGACATCCTTTCTTACTTTCAGCTATGAGTAACCCTGCCGATTGACCCGCTAGTAGTTGATTGTAATATTCATCCGTAATTTCTACCGAACCTTCTTGGTATTCGTCGTAGAATCCATTTTTCCAATACTTCATAATATTTGTTTTTTAGTTATTTCCAACGCCCGATCGCAAACCATGTAAAATTCCAGCCAGTCCAAACGATAGCCGGAGTTGAATTTATTCCGCGAGTGAGAACTTTACAATATGATGTATATTTACCATTAAGGTCATACCCCGGAGCATATATAAAAGATTCACTTGTATTATTTACTGCTCCAGTGAAATAAATGTTATAATCAGTATTATAGAAAGTGGTAGGAAAATATAGACTAATTGCTCCCCCCGTTGCTCCTGCTCTTGTTCCCCATTGCATTAATAAGCCATTACTATACTTGATATATCCATTTTGTCCTAAACTTTGACCAGACGATTGAATCGCATTAGTTCCGAGAGAACTTAGTAGCGTTTTTTCGTCTTGGGTCATAAACTTTCTTGACGTGCTTTCTTCAATCATACTCGCCGGGTGTTTGTCCGGATGTGTGTATTTATTGGCTCCTGCCGCTATTCCGTCCAGTTTTTCCCGTTCCTCGTCCGTCATAAACCTGTGTGTGGTATCTTCATTTATTTCTGACACTGCATGCTTATGCGAAGCAGGTGCATAATTACCAACCGGTTGATATACTCCTGAATGGTTATGGTTTCCTGCCGCTTTACTATTCCAAGTTGACTTTTCCGAATCTGTGACAAAACGATGTGTAGAATCGTCCGTAATGTCAGTTGCTGCATGTTTATGAGAAGACGGTGCATAGCTACCTTTAGGTTGATATACTGAATCGTGATTATGGTTTCCCGCAGCTTTACTGTTCCAGGTCTCTTTTTCCGTGTCAGTAACAAAGCGGTGAGTACCATCAGGAGTTATATCCGTTGCTCCGTGTTTATGCGAACTCGCTGCATAACTTCCTGCTGGCTGATAGACCCCAGTATGAGTATGATTCGACGGAGACGCACCAACTTCGGAAGCTGTATAGGATGGTTTACTTGCAGCCTTCGCCCATGCAGGTACATCGCTTGCTGGCATCGAAGTTGGAAAATCACTTATTTCAGACTTCTTGTGAGTATGCGCTTTCGGTACACGTGTGTCACTTAACCGGGCATCATTTCCCTCGCATACGGTTCCTTCTGCACTACCAAAATTCTTATTAAAGGCAGAGTTTTTAGTGAATGTAGGTTCGTATGTACCTGCATGATTGTGATTAGATGGAGATGCACCTACTTCGCTTGCTGTATAGGCTGGCTTAGAAGCTGCTTTCGCCCATGCAGGTACATCGCTTGCCGGCATCGAGGTTGGGAAGTCGCTAATATCCGCTTTCTTATGCGTGTGAGCTAACGGAGTTCTTGCATTGCTTAACCGGGCGTCGTTACCCTCGCACACGGTCCCAGCACTAGTCCCAAAATTCTTATTAAAGGCTGTAAGTTTAGTGATTATCAGTTCATATCTGCTATCATGGTTGTGTGTATCCAGAGCTGCTTTCAATGCCTTTCCCTGTTCGGCAGAAAGGACTTTATTAGTCCCTCCACTTGTCAGATTATTAACAATATCAGAAATATTAAGTTTCTTTCCCAGCTCTGTTGCCATCGTCGTAGCAAAGTTAGGATCATTGTTAAGTGCGTTCGCTAACTCAATAAGTGTATCGAGAGCATCCGGAGCACCGGCAACAAGCGCATCGACTGCAGCTTTCACTTTTGCGTCAACTCCTGAAACCGCATTGTTAGCCGCCAATGCAGCAGCGTTCGCATCGTCAGTCGCTTTTTTTGCTAATCCTGTCTGTGTTACAGATGCATTTTTAGCCGCATTTGCTTCATCTGTCGCTTTCTTCGCTAAGGCGGTTTGAGCTTCTGATTCAGCTTTGGCAGCATTGGCCCCTGCAGCCGCAGTAGTTGCAGCATCTTTAGCTGCATTAACACTACCAGCCGCAGTATTAGCCGCATCTGTAGCTTTCTTTGCAAGAGCCGTCTGCTCAACAGATGCATTTTTAGCTGCATTCGCATCATCTGTTAATTGCTTGACAAGAGCAATCTGTCCGGTGGCTTCTTCTGTTGCTTGCGTCATTTCCTGCACAATACCGGCATACTCTGACTTGCGTTGAGACTCTGCTTCGACACGCTCCGTTTCAGCGTTTATACGCTTAGACTCATTTGATCCGCGAGTACCTTCCGCAGTTTTACGCTCATCTTCATTCTGCTTTCTCTTGTCTTCTTCTGACGAACGGGAAGTTTCAGCCGTAGCGCGGGAAGTTTCAGCAGCCTTTCTCTTGTTTTCTTCTGATACCCGGCCTGTCTCCGCTGACTTGCGGGCTGCTTCGGCAGATACACGTTCGGATTCGACGGTAACACGGTTAGATTCGGCAGCCACACGCGAGGTTTCATTTGTTTCTCTTGTCGCTTCATCTGTTTTCCGCTTATCCTCGGCAGAAACACGGGTAGATTCAGCGGTAGAACGACCTGTTTCAGCGGTTTTCCGTTTATCTTCTTCCTTCACACGTTCCGATTCAGCAGAAGAACGACCTGTTTCAGCGGTCTTACGTGCATCTTCATTGCTTTTACGTGTTTGTTCATCCGAGACACGTTTATTTTCTGTATCAACACGTCCGGATTCAGCAATTACCCGTTTACCTTCAGCAGTTACGCGGGCCGCTTCTTCCGACTTACGCGCATCTTCATTTTGCTTTCTTATATTCTCGGCAGAGGAACGTCCGGTTTCAGCCGTAACGCGTTCTGTTTCGGAAGTCTTTCTTTTATCTTCTTCGGACACACGGGAAGTTTCGGCAGATTTACGTGCTGATTCGGAAGCTACTCTCTCGGCTTCTGCTGTTCCTCTTCCTGTTTCGGAATCTTTTCTAACCTGCTCGTTAGCTTCTCGTGTACCTTCAGCGGTAGCACGTTTCTTTTCTGCATTATCCCGTGCAGTTTCCGCAGTAGATCGTCCTGTTTCAGCGGTCTTACGTGCATTCTCATTAGTGATACGCACTGATTCAGCAGCTTCCCGGGCTTGCTCTTCACGGGAACGATTCGTTTCGGCTGTCTGCCTGGATTGTTCGGAAGCATTACGACGGGATTCGGCTGTTTCACGGGCTGATTCATTGCTTTCAACAGTTGCTTCTAATTGCCGCATATCGGTAGTAGCTGTTTTTGCATCACTCGTAGCCTTGAGCATATTATCCAAGGCAGTCTGAATCTTCTCTAAACCAAATTTAAGGCTTGTCTTAACACCGTTAATTACTCGGTAGCCGATAGTGAAGAAGCCCTTCATGTTCTGGGATTCATCTAATTCTGATATTCTTTTCTTCTTTAATGGCATGGCAAATCAATTTAAATCTATATAAAACTCTCCGTCCTCTGTTATGATAAACTCGCCCGCTTCGGATGAAAGCAGGAACTCTGTATCTTCAATCCGGAAGCAAGTAAACACGAGCTTCAAAGTAAATTCCCACCAGACACCACCTCTTAACGTAAAATTGTTTGTCTGGCAATCTTTATAGTAGCAAGGGTAACTTTCACTCCATCCATCACAGTATAATACCCT